ATAATTTTTTCATCATAATATTTGCGTAAATTATACTTTGTCTTTGGTTTCTCATATAATGAATCTTTGTATTTTTTGAAAGTAGCATAGTTATCTTTCATTTCCTGTAGTGCGTCAATATTCTCAATACATTTATTGTAAAATGGTGTATATGTCTTATAAGGATTACCACCGTCTGTTTTAATCGAACAATCTACTTTGAATAAGGTATAATCTTCATATGAGAATGTATATGGTCTATTAGGATGATCGTGGCACATGACCTCGATGGTTTTATCTCTCATTTTTGCATAAGGTGTGTAATCTCTATTGAAGAATATTGCTTTTAAATTCTTATATTTCATCAATATATCTGTTTCCGTTTCAGATTCATAGAAATGAAGATGTCCATCTAATGCGTCGTTTAACTCTTCCAAGCATTTTATCATGAAATTAACAATGTGTTGTGAATAATAGTCGTTCTTTCTTGCATCTATTTGTTTTGGATTAAAGATGAACATGGGGAGTAGTTTGCAACCATGTTCTTTACAATATTCTTTTGCTTTGATAAATGCTAAATTATCTTCTATTCGCAAATCCCTCCTGAAAATGAAGGCTACGACTTCCACCTTGGTCATAATTAATTAATAGTTAGGTATTTAATTGTGTAAATGTTGATTCTCAATTTTTCTTGTATGAAAATGGTATATTTAAAAAAAAATGATCGTTCTATTGCTAAATAGATATAAACAAAGTAATATCGTTATCTATACTAAATTATTGTTATTCAATCAAAATGCTGGGCACTTACAGTGAATTCCTTAAAGACTTTGATACTACTTTTCCCAACGGTCCATGTGCAGATGTTATTGATGTGGAAAGATTCATAAACAAATACAAAATCCTCATTGAACGAACGACTAACACTGTCATTGAGGAATTGAATATGTTCAATTGTGTGGACTTCAAGCGTAGAATGCAGAAATGCTTCGATGCATGTGAAGTTACTAAACACAGAATCTTAAGTGATATGTGAATACTACTTGCGGGTAGTATTGAATGAATTATATTCATTCTTTTTTCTTTTTTCTTTTTTCTTTTAATGATCATATTTGCTATAAATTCTCATAAATTAATGATATTTTACTATTAATTTAAAAAAATGATTATTGTTATTATTGATTAAGAAACAGATAATATATAACATACTAAACTTTTAACGATTACAAAAAGTTAAAAAAATGTTCGAAGAAAATTATTACGTATGGAAAAAAAAATCAGTTGATAAATTTAATGCCATACATATAATAATAAATAATTATCATGATTTAAAAAATATAAACCCTGAAACATACCATCAAATATTGTCAATAGAAGATGTCAATGTGAAAAATCTGAAAACTTTACCTGCTGAGATTTGTCAAATGTTGAATCTTAAAAGTTTGACTGTACGGAAAGCTCAACTTGAAAACCTGCCAAAAGAAATAGGTCAACTGAAATCGCTTGAGACACTGGTTCTGAGTGGAAATAGACTAACGAGATTACCTGCTGAGATAGGTCAACTGAAATCACTCAAGTCGTTGAATCTGAATGGAAATAGACTGACGAGTTTACCTGCTGAGATTTGTCAAATGTTGAATCTTAAAAGTTTGACTGTACAGAAAGCTCAACTTGAAAACCTGTCAAAAGAAATAGGTCAACTGAAATCGCTTGAGACACTGGATCTGAGTAGAAATAGACTGACAAGTTTACCTGCTGAGATAGGGCAACTGAAATCACTCGAGTGGTTGGATCTGAGTGGAAATAAACTGACAAGTTTACCTGCTGAGATAGGTCAACTGAAATCACTCAAGTCGTTGAATCTGGGTGGAAATAGACTGACAAGTTTACCTGCTGAGATAGGACAACTGAAATCACTCGAGTCGTTGTATCTGGGCAGAAATAGACTGACAAGTTTACCTGCTGAGATAGGTCAATTGAAATCACTCGAGTCGTTGAATCTGGGTAGAAATAGACTGACAAGTTTACCTACTGAGATAGGGCAACTGGAATCACTCGAGGACTTGGCACTGCAGGATACTGGAATTGAAAACCTGCCAAAAGAAATTTGTCAACTGAAATCACTTAGTGAATTGCATCTGGACGGAAATAGACTGACAAGTTTACCTGCTGAGATAGGTCAATTGTCGAAGCTTAAGTATTTGTCTGTGGCAGCTAATCAACTTGAAACTCTGCCAAAAGAAATCCGTAAACTGAAATCACTCAAGGCGTTGGATCTAAGTGAAAATTATGAATTAACAAGTTTACCTGCTGAGATAGGTCAATTGTCGAATCTTCAGGATTTAAACATGGAATCCATTTCGAATCTAGGGAACGGTTCAACCTTGGAACCTGGCAAGATAAAAGTGCCTGCTAGTTTGAAGAAATTTTTGACACGACGAATAGGGAGATATCCTGAAGAATTTGAATTCATTCCAGAAAAGGTAATAAATCCAAAAACCAATAGATATATTTCAGTTGGAAAATCCACATACAGTAAGTTAGTTGATGAAGGCCTCATCTGGGAACCTGTGTGATATGTGAATGCTACTGGGTAGTTTTGAATGAATTATATTCATTCTTTTTTTATGTTTTTTGTATTTGCTATAAATTCTCATAAATTAATGATATTTTACTATTAATTTTAAAAAATGATTGTTCTTTATGATTAAAGAAATAATTAATAATAATATACTGAATTACACGATTACCAAAAGTAACAATGACAGAACATCTTGAAATATATGATGCACGTGAATTAGGAATTCTAACAAACCCTAAAACATACGATAAAATAGAGTCACTTATTTTGTTCTCAGTAGATCTCACAAGTTTTCCTCGTGAGATTTGTCAAATGTCGAATCTTAAAAGCTTGTCTGTTATAGCTTCTCAACTTCAAAACCTACCGAAAGAAATTGGTCAACTTAAATCACTTAAGGAATTGCAACTACAATTTACTCAAATTGAAAACCTACCGAAAGAAATTGGTCAATTGAAATCACTTGAGCGACTACTTCTATCTAATAAACTGACAAGATTACCTGCTGAGATAGGTCAATTGTCGAATCTTGAATATTTGTATGTGGAATCTTATGAACTCGAAAACCTGCCAAAAGAAATTGGTCAACTGAAGTCACTTAAGCAATTGCATCTAGAATATACTAATTTTGACCTGCCAAAAGAAATCGGTCATCTTAAAACATTCGTTATCTGGTTATGGTTAAAGGATCCTCATCAAAAGATAAAAGTTCCAACAAGTTTAAAGAAATTTTTGACACGACGAATAGGGAGATATCCTGAAGAATTTGAATTCATTCCAGAAAAGGTAATAAATCCAAAAACCAATAGATATATTTCAGTTGGAAAATCCACATACAATAAGTTAGTTGATGAAGGCCTCATCTGGGAACCTGTTTGATATGTGAATGCTACTGGGTGGTATTGAATGAATTATATTCATTCTTTTTTTGGTTTTAAAACAAATGTTCTATAAAATAAAAAATGGGGGGACCTGGAAGTGGACGAAAAGCAAAAGGTGGTAGTTTCTTTTTTCCACATAAGCCTAAACCTCCAACTTGTGACATTATAAACATTGCGACTGATAATTATTTAGGAGTAATCGATGAGATATTTAATATTACAAATTTTTTAAAATATAAAGATTTTCTCACAACATTATTAAGGGGTTTATCTTATACTATTTATCCTTATGATAATACTGAAGAACTGCTTTATGTTCTGGGAAAATACAATGAAGACATTAAATCTAATTTGAATTTGTTAACTATTGAGGACAATAGAACGCTTAGTTACTTCATCGACACCGTCAGAGAAACGTATCTTCAATTATTATCTAATGAAACCTTAACCTTATTATCTGACCTTATGAAACATATACTACTAAAATCATCTACACAAATAAATGATGAATACAAATTTATAACAGCTATTAAAGAATTTTGCAAAAAATATCCACAATATTCACATTGTAAAAAAGACGAACTAAAAAAAATTCATCAAATAATGGCTTGGATAGTAAAAGACGTTGAAGAAAAAATTAAAAATGAAATTGACAGATTAGTAAAAGAACAACAAAAAACCATCACTCATGCAATTGGTGGAAAGAAAAACTTATCTAAACCTCGTGGAAAGACAAAACAAGAAGATACAAAAGATACAAAAGATACAAAAGATACAAAAGATACAAAAGCTACAAAAGCTACAAAAGCCACAAAAGCCACTAAAACTACAAGAGCTACAAAAGCTACAAAAGCAACTAAAGCTAAACCTACCAAACCTTCTTCAAAGAAACCTAAACAATATAAATAAATCTGCTACATAAATATTCTTTGTTTTTCAAGATATTTTCTTCAATACATGTAACTGATTCAAATCTATACATTTAAAATTGATGAAAATGCCTTAATTGCATTTGCATTTTTTTTCATATCATATACAATTAAAATAAATAGTCATGCCTCATATTTATCCCATCATTGGGGATTGTTTTGAATTACCATCACAACCAGGTGTGTTTCGCATGTTACAAGGTGAAGATTTATGCATAAATACAAGCACACGCAAAGTAACATCATCAGAATCTAGAGAAATTGACAATTATTTCGAAAAACTGATGCAAATAAATCCAAAAGATGTTTCACTCGTATCTGATGGAGTATTTTATGATGAAATATTCATCTATTCGGATCATAAAACGCTACACTACAATATGGAGGATATGATTATTAATTATGATAGCAAATATTTTCAAAAAAATATCGTCAAGAATGGTCTTGATATAAAGTTCAGACACTCTAAATATGGTATCATTACATTGAGTATCAAATACTATAAAAATCCTCAAATAAAATACGGATTACAATTGATGTTGGAAGATATGTCTGATGAATTATCTGGCTTATTCATATATCAATACAATCCTAAGATGATTGATTTAGATAAGCTTCATGATTGTAGCCGTAGAACACTTACATATCAACATATGAAACCTAATAGTGATTATGTAACTTTTCAAAAAAGTAAATTATAAATGATACAATTGACTATTCACGTTTGACTAGTTAATTAGACATTTTCATCTCCATAGTGATATTTATCCATTCGTAAGTCTTTTGGTGGAATCCAATTCAATTTCCAAAGCTCCTTTCCATTAGGTAAGTAATTCTTTTTCCCAAAGTCATCATTACTATGTGGAATGATTTTGATTTTTTCCAATTGATTTGATTTTTGTGCTGAACCAATTATATATCCTAATATTGACATCATTGTGCAATATCCGAAAGCCATTGATAACATATTTAATCTTTTCTGTTATTTTTATCTTTTACCAACTTTATTATATCGTTGATCAATTTTTTTTCTATGTATTAGTTCTTATATTCAGATTATATATGTAATTTCTTAAAGTAAGATAATAACAGTAAGTCTGGCTAGTTGTTTCCATAATAAACTTATAATCATATTATTAAAATGGATATCGAACAAAGGAGATTATATTTTCTTTTTGGTTGCATTCCTGTGAGAATGCTTCTAGCATTTAGTTTATTAATGATACCCAATTCATTAGTGAACTTTGTAGCTTCTGCTCTTGCTTCAATTGGTGTATCTTTTGCCACACTTTATACTCTGAAACTTCGTATGAATGCATCTGAAGGTGGGGGTAAAACATGGTGGCATTATTTGAGACCTTTACATGCTGTGTCCTATTTAGTCGCAGCATACTTGTTGCTCATGGGAAACAAACAACATGCTTCTATGATTTTGATTTTAGATCTTTTCATTGGGGCGTTTGCATGGCACAAAAAAAGGCGCGTTTAAAATCGGATTTATTTTATATACTAGATAAGTAGTTAATGAAAGTTAAAAATTCTGGTGTTAACTCAGGGGCAGAGTGGGAGACTGTAGACTTTTAACAACTAGTAAAGCAAGGTAATACTTGCACATAATAGTCATCTCTAAGTCGTTGGTTCAAATCCAGCACACCAGACTGACTATTTAACTTTCTTAATTCTTTTTTTTTAGTATATTATTGATACTAATTAATAATATAGTTTTTACCCAAAATATATAAAAAATGATATATAAGAAAATAGTCTAATAATAATAATTTATGACAAAAAAGTTAACAACAGAAGAATTCATTCAAAAAGCAAGAACCGAACACGGAGATACATATGGATATGATAATGTTGAGTATATAAATATTCAAACAAAGGTCAATATTACATGTAAAATATGTCAAAAAGATTTCCTACAAAGACCCAATGATCATCTTCAAAGAAAAGGATGCCCAACATGTGCTAATCGTAAAAGAGCGAAAGTAGCTTTATCAAAAGCTGAGTTTATTCAAAAAGCTAGAGTTGAACACGGAGATACATATGGATATGATAATGTTAACTATGTGAACAATAAAACAAAGGTAAATATTACATGTAAGACATGTCAAAAAGATTTCCTACAAAGACCCAGTGATCATCTTAATGCTGGTAGCGGATGCCCAACATGTGCTAATCATATGCGAATAAATATGGAAATGACACAAGGAAGAATTATATATGAAAGGTTAACAACAGAACAATTCATTCAAAAAGCTAGAACTAAACATGGGGATAAATATGGATATGATAATGTTAACTATGTAAATAGTAACACAAAAGTTGATATTACATGTAAGACATGTAAAGACAATTTCCTACAAAGAGCTACTGATCATCTTTATGGAAAAGGATGTCCGTCATGTGCTTATCGTAAAAGAGGACAAAAGCGAGAACAAATGACAAAAGCCGAGTTCATTCAAAAAGCAAGAGCTAAACATGGAAATACATATGGATATGATAATGTTGAATATATAAACAATAGAACAAAGGTCAACATCACATGTTTGGAATGTCAAGAAGATTTCCTACAAAGACCCAATAAGCATATTGACGGCAATGGATGTCCAACGTGTGTTATTAAGAAGAATGCCAAAAATAAAATGATGATGGAAGCCGAGTTCATTCAAAAAGCAAGAGCTAAACATGGAAATACATATGGATATGATAATGTTGAATATATAAACAATAGAACAAAGGTCAATATTACATGTTTGGAATGTCAAGAAGATTTCCTACAAAGACCCTATTGTCATATTGACGGCAATGGATGTCCAAAATGTGTGAATAAAACTGAAAGAATTACATGTGATGTTTTACAATCTGTATTGGATACATTAAAAGTAAAACATATGGGATACAATGTAACAGAAGATATTGGTAGAATGGATATTGTTGTATTAAATCAAAACACCGATATAGTTTGTTTCATTGAAGTAGATGGAGGACAACATTTTGAATTTATCGACTTTTTCACCAGAAGTGTAGAGGATATACAAAATAGTGATCTTGAAAAACACAAACGTGCGAAGATGAAAGGATATCGAACAATTCGTATTGATCAAGAATGGATATGGGATTCTTATAAAAAAGGGGACAACAGTTGGGTCGAATGTCTAAAGAAAACCATTTTGAAGCTTGAACAAAACATTGAACCAGATATTAAAGAGATGTTCTTAAGTAACAAAGTGGATAAATATTATTCTCATCCCTGTTATCAATACGAAAAAGACATTGAAAATCTATCTAAAGACGTAGAACAATTGTATTTACAATAAGTATGCTTTCGATAACCTGTCAAAATCATAACATTGTTAAGCATGAATCAAAAACGAAACCAAAATTAGATGGTTCCGGTGGTGATTCTAGAAGACTATCATATCCACAATTGAAAAAACAACTATGTTCGAATACAATTAAAACTGGCTTAGTTTTATCATCATATTATTTTTACAATGAGGGATTCGACAAAGGTATTTCAATGTCTATTGGTGCTACCGCATCAACACTATATATGTATTTACTGTGCAATTATGTCGATAAAATAACTGAAAAGCCTTCAAACTTCCAATTGTTAGTTCCATTTGGAGCGAATATGTTGGAGTATATCATTAACGCCTCACAAGATCAAGTTCACTTGGATTATCTTACAACATTCATAGGATTTGTAAGCTATAAAATAGCAATTTTGACAGTCTTGTTTGATGAAGTTTCTATTATGATAAAAGATGATTTAATTGAACTAAATGATGCAGAACAAATACAGAGGAACAAGGAAATTGTAGAAGTTGTCGATGAAATTATCAATAAAGATGGAAATGTGAATACAGATATGAATGTCAATAAGAAAAGGATTTTGGACGAGGACACTAATGAAATGGACTGGTGAACAACCTAACCAATTTATATAGGATATATTATTTTTTCTACAATTATTTAATTATATTTATGAACTATAATTGATTATATATAGTGCTTTTATACACCCCTAATATATTATAAATAAATGGATGGCATCCATTAGTGTAAATATAAAGTATAATGAATATAGGCAAAAATCACCGTAAGGGAGGGAAGAAGGGTCGTCGTGCTAAATTCTCCATTTCTTCATCATATGAAAGTGACTATGATGATGAATTCGAGATGGATGCAATTTATCCAACTGTTATTCCAAAAAATAACAACCAACAAGACTATAACAAAGCACTTTATAGTATGCATAATCAGATGATATTTGCATTAGGTCCTGCTGGAACTGGTAAAACAATGTTAGCATGCTATGCTGCAATTACTGGATATAACGATGGAACATATAAGAAAATCATTATGACAAGACCCGTTGTTTCCGTAGAGGAAGATATAGGATATCTACCTGGAACCTTAGAAGAGAAGATGGATCCATGGACCAGACCAATCATGGATATATTTTCTGAATTCTACACACAAAGTGATATAAACTACATGATTAGGGAAAAAATAATAGAAATATCACCATTGGCGTATATGAGAGGGCGCACTTTCAAAGATGCTTTCATCATCGCTGACGAGATGCAAAACTCTACACCCAATCAAATGAAAATGTTACTCACACGTGTAGGTGAAGGTAGTAAAATGATAGTAACGGGTGACTTAATGCAACATGATAGAAAGTATGCAGATAATGGATTAAAAGATATTGCTAATAAGTTGGAAAATAAGAATTACAAAAGATTAAAGGTGATAAAATTCACACCGGAAGATGTCGAAAGAAGTCAAATAGTGAAAGATGTATTACATATATATGGCGATATGGACTAATCCAACAATTTTGTTATATCCTCCTCTTTCCATGCATTTTGACGTTGCAATGGTTCCTTAACCACCTCATCGATCCACACATCGTTGGTGTCGTCAGTATTATCGCCACATTTTTTTTCTACATCTTCACTTACATCATCATCGTTGAGTAAAGTGTAAACATATCCCGCTTCAAAGTCTGTGACGTGATCACGTAATTCTTGACCTCTAAGCATAGTGGAGAGTGAAGCATACAACACTTTGAATCTGTTGGTTTGAACTTGTAACTTCTGTTGTTTGGTTTGTTCCATTTTCACGTATTATTCAGGTAGTTGATTATTATTTTGTGCACGTGAATAATGACCGAGTGATTGTTGTTGAAAATGAATTTAAACCTAAATTGACTTTATCAACTAAATCATATATATATATAATATGGAATTCGAGAAAAAATTTGCTATATATAATTTCATAGTGCTTTCGGCTTCTGTAATTCAAATTTTTTTATGCAGATATGATTACTTAAACTTTAAGTATCATTACATGTCATTATTACTATATACAAAATTGGATTTCTTATTTATGCTTCAAAATCCACGAAGATATAGTCTTTTCATACATCACATTGCTACTATCTATTTATTACAAGGTGCTTTACTATACCCAGAATTTGAAAAATATTCTGATCTATCGTTACTTGAGCTTACAACAGTATTCAATTCATTGAATATCATTTACAAAACAAGAACTACTCTTCTTCTCCGTAATGCGATGTGGATTTCAATTAGATTATGTTTACTACCATACTTCACATATGAGCTATTGACAACAATACTTCATACTAATGTATTCTTGTATGTGAGATACGGTCACTCAATCATAACATTGCTGATTCTCTCTTTCGAATGGACAAATGAATTATTGAAGTTAAACTTGAATAACATATCACAACTATATTACATCGTACCAGTAGCATATCAATTATATACACATCAATATAGTAAACTTACATTAACGGTTCTATATTGGTTATTCCTTACCACACAACTATGCACACGGATTATTAGATATGAAAACAAACTATTGTTCAATTTTGCCACATCTTATCTACTCTTATTATAATTATAATTAGTGCAAATGAATGTTGCGAAATATATTACAAGATACAATATTAATATAGCTCTATCTAATCTACCAACATTTATCATAATTACTCTTATTTTGTTGAAGAAATATACCATAGTCATAGGGCTATTAATTACGACAGTGTGCTGTCACATAGTAAAAAAACTCACCAATGCATTACCACCACAATCTATACTATATGAAATTACACGCAGACCAGAGAATGGAATATACTGTGGTATATCTTGTATTGAAAATAAAACAAAAAAAGATGACCCTGGGTTCCCAAGTGGACATATGTCATTTATAACATTTTTTTCTTTTTGCTTACCGGATACTACAATTATGAATATTATGAAATTACTATTAATCACAATAACTGCTTTCAATCGAATAATTACAAAATGTCATACATATATACAAGTTTTAGGTGGATTATTTTTCGGGTATATAATGAACCAACTATTGATTATCTGAATCTGACTCTTACTCCTCCTCTTCCTCCTCTTCTTCATCTTCCTCTTCTTCCTCTTCCTCCTCCTCTTCTTCCAAGTCTTCTTCTTGATCTTCATCCTCTTCTTTTTCTTTTTCTTCATCATCAAAGTCATATTTAGAATAGAAGTCCATATCATGAACGAATAATGATTTGTTATCTTTATGATCTCTAAGGATTACGTCCAAAGCATCCAAGAGTCTTGTCTCTTTAGTGACCTCCATGTTGTTCTTATCAGTGTAAATTTCAATGATCTTCGTCATCACATTTGCTTTCATAATATATTGATTATCTCCATGTTTGGCTTTCTCTTCATTTTTCATCTTATTATATTCTTGTACTTTTGTCGTGTATTCAATATCTTCATTGTCAGTGTAATGAATATACAGTCCTCTACCTTTCTTTGAAATATCAGTTATTGTAGTCCATTGAATATCATCATTGATAAGGTTAATCATCGTAGAGTTGCAATTAATATTTTTCTTTAATTTTTTAACCTCATCCTCAATAACTTTGAATGACATGGTAAGTGAATTATTGATTTTCTTGAGTTGCAAACACTGTTCAGCATAATTCGTATTTCTTGCAGATGGCTTATGACGCTTTGTTTCCTTCATAATCCTTTTTGCAATTACTTGAGCAAGGATATTTGTCTCATCATCCATATCAAACGAAATATCATCTGATTTTTCAGGAGTTGTTACACCGTCTGTTTCAATCTCAATATTCACCGGAGGGTCTTCATACTTTCGCTTAGCACGGGGAGCCATGTTTATAGAGTTTGGGGTAGTAGGTGATTGGGTGGTTGTATGATTGGATTTGTTATACCTTAGTATTTCAGTTTTAATGCTATTTGTTTCAAAAAAGAATATCGATTTTTACAATGAAAGAATAAGTAGTTTATTTATCATAATATATATCTTCTGATACTTAATAAATTTTACTTTTATACTTCAATGGAATTTGATCGATTTCTAGGATTTGATCAATGCCTTCTTTATATCTAGGTTTCTGTAATCTATTGTAATAACGTGTAATGCCTCTACTACTTTTCAGTTCTGTTTTACAAAGAGACTCATTGTGGATATATCTTGTTATGTAATCACAAACATTTCTCTTATAATTGAAAAATACACATAATGTATGCATATTCCTGTATTTGCATGTATTTATGAATGTATATCTTTCTTTTTCCGTTGCATTTTCTCCATCAATAATTATGTTTTGATCATCTGTTTTATCATCCAAATACACGATAACATTTTCTCTCACTTTACGATTTGGGATCTTCATACGAATATATCTCATTTTAACACCTTCGAGTTGTTCAGAGAATGTCGTTTTACCAATACCAGGTGGACCGACTATTACAACCATTGTATTTTTCATAGCATTGATAGTATTAATTATTTCATCAAAATTCTTGACAGTGGATGATTCTATTGGTTCGGTCAAATTGAGAACTGCATCCGATATACATAAGTGTGATATGTGATTCTTTCTTTCAAAATAATGCAGTTTTTGAAATCTTGCATTGAAACATTGTGTAAGCACTTTCGGATTATGAGTGCTTATCAATGAATATTTGGGTTTGGATTCAGCGAATGACAATTCTATATCTTTCAAAACTGTTTCAAAACCATCGTATAATAAGGAATAATACGGGTCACTTACAATTACCGAACAATGCACATTTAGATTCGTTTCTTTTTTGAACTGTTTATCGAGTGCATCAATATACCCATCAATCATCTTTTCTGATAGTTCCTTTTCGATATAGCAAATACATATGTCATCTGCATTAAGATATTGCATTAATGTATCCAATAATCTTCTGTCAAATATGAACTCGTGTCCTTGGAGGGATGTCTTTGTATTTTTGAGAAGGATTGATGTGTCGATAAAATACACATTTTGCTTGTTGTTTATACATTTGTTTTGTTGTTGTATTTCGTTATTTTTAACAATAGAATAACCTTTCATCTTTTAGTTTAAAGACCCCCACTTTATGCTTACATACTGCATGGAGTCAATCATTTTTTATATCTATTTATTATTTATATAATGACTACTGTCTCTGTTTTATGTGTTACTTTCAATCGACAACATTTAATACCTTTCATCATTTATCAATTCAAAAAACAATCATATCCTAATCATCTGATGGAGTTGATTATATATGATGATAGTAAGGACAGAGTATTTCCGAACATACATGATGATAATATCAATTACATCTATAGTAATGAGAAAACAACACTTGGTGCAAAGAGAAATAAATTGAATTCAATTGCAAAAGGAGATATTATCGTGTGGTTTGATGATGACGACTACTACTTCCCAGACAGAATAAAAGATACAGTATCACTGTTGAATAATTCAAAACAACTCTTAGTAGGTTGTACATACACACTACTATATGATTCATTTAAGACTGGAAGAATTTTTAAGATAAATCATAAAAGTAACTACACACAGAATAACATACTTGCGTACAAAAAAGAATATTTACAATCACATGGATATGATGACAATGATAATTGCAACGAAGAAAAACATTTCACAAATGACTTTTCAGAACAACCTG